CCTGTGGACCATTTGGTCCCGATGGACCTTCTACGCCTTGGACACCTTGAGGTCCCTCTGAGAGAGAGAATACAAGTTCGCCAGTTTCGGCGTTATAGGTTGCATATCCGTCTGTCCCGTAAGGGAGACTGTTCATGGATGTTGTTAGATTATACAGCTGGTCACGAACACTTTGAGCGCCAGCTAAGATTGAAGCTCCAGAGGTATTCACGAAGCCTCTGGTAGCTACTTCATCGTCAGCCTGTGGTTCCCCGATGTTCTTCAATCGGTAACCTTTAGCATCCCATCGACCATCAGCATCGCTGAGTTCGATAGAATTTGCTGCGCGGTCTACAGCTTCTTCAGCCAAGAACCGGACCTGCTTGTTTGCTAGGTCTAAGTCAGCTTCAAATAGTGTTGAACCATCTGTGAAATCGACCAACGGCACCTTCGAAGTTTGCCGTTTTATAGCGACAATCGCGTTAATTGCTGGAGTTGTTGATACCTGTATTGTGGCATCGTTAATAAAATTGAATGGGGCTGCTGAACCTGCAACTAGAACAACCACATCTTCACGGTTGATGTAATCGAACGGTATCGAATATTCTGTTGTAGAACCGTCAGCCACATATTTGACTATACTGTCAGCCATAATGTCTCCTGAAAGAAGTAGACCCCTCCGAAGAGGGGCCTGTTGTGGTTTAATCTATTTTGCTTAGGTCTAGTTCGGGACGATCTACGTCTTTCCCGCGCTTAGTAGCTCGTTTGAAACGATCATACTCTCTCACTTGTTCCCTAATTTCTGGGAACTCACGCTGGAGTTTGCGATACGCTCTGTCTCTAAACTTCTTCATTCTACGGTTTAGCATGAATGTCCTGTGGCTTTCGCTAGGAGCTACATCACCGTAGTCGTCTCCATCTTTATTATAGCTAGTCTTGTTAATTTCCCGAGCTAAGGTTTGCTCTAGGTTCCGACCGCCTATAGAGATAGAACCCATAAGCTGGTTCCACCGTTGGTATTGTTCGCCTGTGAGTTTAACCCCACCACCTACTGTCCTTCGAGCGCCTTCAAATTTAAATCCAAGCTTTCGGAACTCTGTAGCCACCAAGGCAGCATCAGTCTCTATCTCTTCAACACCCTTTGTAGTGATGTGGAAGAATGGACCTAAAGTATCTGGAGTATTCTTTGGTTTGCCTGTTAGCCAATCGTATTGAATTGGTAAGGAGCTACGTTGAATACCTGTACTCTTGCGGAGCTTATCCATGACTGTACGGACTTCGCGGGTATACTCATCGTTAAGATTTCCAACTTGGTTTGTGAAACCAGAGTAAGGCATCAGAGAGGCCAAACGCTGTTTAAATAAGTTTGAGACTTCCCAAGGACTGTCTTTGGAATCTAAGATTGATACAGTGTCTGCAATACCCTGTAGATATGTCTTTGACACGATGTTGTTACCAACAGCTGCGATAAACATCGAAGTCATATCAGTCCAAGTTGTATCGTCCATCGAACCAATTTGATACATTTCCTTCATGTCACCGATGATGCCAAACGCAGTAGTCCAAGGGTCCATACGGGCATAACTTACCCAGTAAGGTTTTTCCTTGGTTCCAAAGTTGATCGAATAAGGTTGCCAATCAGGGCTGTCACGCCACAGTTTAGCAAGCTTAGGGTCTGTCGGACCACCACCTGTAATACGGTCATCCCAAGCAAGGACACTCAAGGTTCCGTATATTGCTGTACCTACAGCCATCTTACCTTTTGCTTGAGCAACTCGAGTAGGGTCACCTGAATTCCAATCAGCTTTATATTGTTTCCGCAGCATATTCAGCAACGGTGTTCGGTCCCAAGCTTGTCCCATAATGTTCATTGGTGTCTGAATGAAAGGAGTAATCTGGCGCATCAATGGATGCTTGTTTGCAAAATCTTGAACTGATTTCGCAATCATGGAATTTTCTTGTGTCAGCTTCGTAGTAAACGTAGCTTCCCTTGCTTCGTTGAGAGCCATCTCTGCATACTTGTTGCCAGATTTATAGGAACCAACATATTGGTCGATGAAGTTCTTCTTCAATTCTTCATCATCAGCTATTTTACCTAGCGCCACAGTTTCCTGCCACTTCTGTTCAGCATCAATCTTAGTATTGAATGCGTTCTCAAAGTTACCAGCAATCCACTCTTCTCTAGAAGCATACCCAGCTTTCTGGATATCCTTCATCGACATAAAGGCAACGTCAGTAGATAGTCTTGCCTGAAGTGCTGATCGGTAAGCGAGTTGCTTAAAGAACTCATCTTCAGACCCCAACAAACGAGAGGGTATAGTCAGCATCTTACCTAAAATATCAACAGTCGTACCCCCGCCGATATACTCTGAAGATATAGCGCGGGTTGTTGATTGACTGGCGTTCTCAATCTTTACTGAGTCATCCAGCACAGGCTTCATGTTGTAGCCAGATTTAGCTGCTAGTTTAAGAGCATCCTTAAAATAGTAGGCCATGTACTTATATGTGCGCAGAGCTTCTTTAGCTTGCTGCGTATCACCATTGAGAAGCGCACCAATTGCTCTTTCACTAGGCCTAGCAAGCACGTTTATAGTGTTCGAGGTGATGTTGAGAGCATGAGTTGTTGGACCAGATAGAATAGAGTTAATCCAGAATTCATTGAGAACCCGTAACCCTTTACGCTCTACAGCTTTCTTCACAGTCCTCGCCATGAGTTTCTCATCAGTAACCTTGGAGAGTTCTGCTGCTAAACTACGGATACGTTTAGAACCACCGAAAGCTGAGATAGCCTCAAGAGTGCCGCCCTCCAGTGTATCGCTTGTGACGATACGACCAGCTTGGGTTGCTCTAGCTGCGGCTGTCTGTAGACCCTTTACGTTGGCCTGAACTTCCATGTGCATCTGCATGAGGTCAATAAGCCTTGCCTCCATAGCATCAGATATTGAGCCATCCTCTTGGGCTTTCACTAAGCGTTTAGACCATATGTTAATCTCACGGGCAGTTGATTGCATAGCCATTTTACCGGCTACAATACGCGCTGCTGTGTCCCGTGTCATAGTCTCAGCAATGTTTAACTCACGGATGATCTTGTTTACATCAGTCCCTGTGCTTTCGGCTGTATACTGTAAAGCCTTACGGACGGTTGTATCGTTGGTCTGAGGCTTATCCAGCCCCATTGCTTTCATACCTTTTGATGATTTGAGAACATCTTCAAATTCGTTAATAATCTTCAAGGCATCTACAGGACCGTCCATTCTACCGAGATTAAAGCCACTGCTTCCATCAATTACGACATTAGCAATATCCATGTCTGTGGTATCTGCGGCCCGTTGCAGGGCTGCGAACATCTTGTCCCGATCAATTACAGCAATCTTTGCTTTAGGTTTGATTGTCACAGCTGCCCGTTGATCTGCAAGAGACTGTTGGACAGCGTTAGGAGCTATAGGTTGATCGACTTCGATCTGTGTCTGAGGCTCTGGTGAGCGAACAGCAGCTGGGCCATCCACATCCACTTCAGGAGCATCCGGTCTAGTTGGTGTAACATTAAGACCCTCTAAGTTAGTTTCTCCACCCATTCGGGCATCGAAGTCTGCCGCAAGATCGACTTGCTCTTGAGATACTGTAGGAGCTTGAGGTTGCTCTGGTGCCTCTACTTTCGGTGGAGATACCTCTACAAACTTACTATCTTCAAGTTTGTATACAGCTCCGTCAGGGGTCTCAAACGTACCATCTGGTCGAGAAACCATTCCATCGATTGTATCCCTTCCGTCAGCCTCGATAGCATCGTTGACTTCTGCGTGAGCTTCGTCAAGTTGTGCTGCCGTTTCATCTGAGACTTGGCCGAGGCTTTCAATCTCAGTCTTAGCTTTTCTACCTAGACCTATTAGCTTTGCTGCGCCGGTTACTAAGCGAAGGGTTCCTTCTGCCGCGCCACCAATTAAGCCACCCTCAATTGCATTCTTCGATCTATTGGTCCACTCAGGATCGTTAGGATCAATCTTCAATGCTTCTGTTAAGGGGTTTGATAAGTGTGGATATTCTTCTTCAATGAAGGTTGATAGGTTACCTTCGAATGCGTCAAACATTGTAGCATCTACAACACCACCCTTGAGCATCGATCCGATAAAAGTCTTACCACCACCCAACGCAAAGAAACCTGTCATGAATTGTGATATGCCTTCTGAGGCAGACCCAATCATGTTATCAGATTTTGCGAGTGTAGTTGTTAAGTCTGGACCCCCAGCATCAGCGATGTTCTTGAGAGCTACGTCTACGTTAAGGTCTGGACGGTCAGACACCTCTGAGATGTCGATACCCATGTCTTCATAGTTTTTACGCTGCTCAAGCCATGCCATGTCCAACTCTTTTTGAGAGAAGGGTGCGCCACGGGCTTCAGCCTTTTTATCCATGAAGTCGTTAAAGTTTGTGTCGAACTCTTCAGGTGTGACCGAGTTAACCCCATTCCAAGTCTCTCGGGCTTCAGCGCCAGCGTTTAATGCACCACGAACAACGCCTACAGCAACATCTTGAACTGTATCGATGGCACTTGCAAAGAAGCTTTGCTCCTCTTCCGGTGCGGGTGCTGGGGGTTGTTCAGTTCTTCTGTTGACGCCAAGAGCGTCAAAATAAGCCTCTTCACCGTACTGAGCTTTAAAATCTTCAGGGCTGATTAGACCTAATCTTACGTTTTGTATGTCTTGTTCCATTTAGGTCTATTCCCCTGATCCATTAGCTTTTCGTAAATCTTCAAGTTCTTCAAAAAGCCCACCCTCAGTCATGAGTGTTATTAAGTTCGTTTTCAGATTTTGGATGATTCCCCGCAGTTCAATAGGGTTGGGGTTTTTCCCACCGTTCAGTTCTTTGTGTCTCGCGACAGCATCTCTAATACCAGTCGTAAGTTCGTATTCCATTTCGTCAGCCCGTATTACGGCTTCAGATGTGAAATCGAACTCGTTGCCTTTTACCATACTGAATATTCGCCTGACAGCTTGCCCCTCGGGAGTGTTTGAACTTTCAAAGTCTAAACCAAATTTAGCGTCATTTGCTGGGTCATAACTCGTGCGCCACAACCCAAGCTTGGCTGTTACGTCATTCGCTGTAAGCTTACCATCTTCTGCAAAGTCACGGATTATATCACTGGCTCGTTCGTAAGTTGTGGCTTTTCTAAGTAGCCTGTCTAAACGTAATTCACTTTGATATGTCTTATTTAAGCCACCATTAAGCTCGGCTGTATCGTAACTCTCTAAGTCTTTTCGCATACTTATTGCTAGGCTCTGAGTTGCGTCATCTGGAGCATCCATAAGAACCCGCAAGCTTTCTTCGAGAGATGCTCTGAGTTCTGGTGTCTGTACTTCAGCTGTATAATACTCTTCAGCTCTAGCTCTCGCGATAGACCTATTGAACTCTAAGTCTTTCTCTAATTGCTTTTCTTCTCGAGCCGCTCTTTGGTTGTCTAAGGTTATTGACCTTCGCTCGATTTCCAAGATTTTGGCTTGAACCTTTAGAGACTTGGACGCAGCTGCCGTACCAAACTTGGTGCTTTCAAATACCTCAAGGATGCTTGTGTCACCTGTTTGTTCTACAGCCAACCCAACGCCTGTCAGGATAGTATTGAGAACGTCTTCATTCTTCATACCGTCTATGTTTGCACTAGCAGCGCGACCTTCCAGCCATTCCTTGAAAGATGCCATAGCTACAGCATTTTCTGCTTCGTCCATATCTGGTCTAAACAGGTTGATCGTGGTCTCAGCTACTTCAGCCTCGAAGGCCTTATAGTTTTGCTCACGTTGCCAAGCGACATGCTTACTACGCCAAGATGCCCTAAAAAGTTCATTACCCTTGTTAGCTGCCTGACCAAAGTATTCAGATACTTCATGATCGGCAAACTCATCCATCCCGTTGGACTTCATAAAGTCACCTTGGAATTTTGCTATAAACTTCTCGATCCTCGCTGGGTCGTCATTAGTGTAAAGCTTCTGGCGTTCTAAGGCAGCCTCAAGTTCAGAGGTATACCTCATTGCCATCGTACTCATCTGAGAGGCTCTGTAGCCTTTCTTCAGGTAAGGGCTTTCACCCTCTTCGATTAGGCCAGACTTTACAGCCTCACCAAGTGCAATCCGGTTCTCTTCGTAAAGTCGGGAACCTTCAGCAAACTCTTTCTGAGCCAAGCGTTGCCGCTCACGCTCGAGGATTGGACTAGCTTTTTGTTCTAAGTTTGAGAGTGTGTTTGCTAAGGCCTCAAAGGGAGACCGCTTAACTACACCTCGTTGATAGATATCTACAGGCGTTGCTGTAGCACTCACAGTCCCAATTTGGTTCTCAAATGGGTTACCCACTACTTGTCTAGCCATTATCCTGTTTCCGCTGCTAATCGTGATTTACTGTCGTAGTAATCAAGGCCAAACCCAGCGATGGGTTCTACAACCTTGAATAGAGTTTCTGCGAACCCTACCGGCTGCATTGAGTTAATTCTGTTCTGAGCTTCAGTCTGATAGCCAAGCTTGTTGACTTCATTCTGTGCCTGCATCGCCTCTAGCTTTTGCGAGATACGATCTGCCATGACACCTTCAGAACGCTCAAAGTCGTTAAGCAGTTGATCTACGTTAGCCCCTTGGACACCCGCACCACCGGCAGCTGCCATAGCTGTACCTTGTGACTTGAGAGCCTTCAGGTCAGCGTCTTGCTTCTGCATAGATGCTTGTGTTTGTTCTTGGAGGATACGAAGGTTAGACTGTTTGCTTTTTAGGAAGTAGGCATCTTTAGCGGATTGGGCATTTTGAGCCACCGCAGCGTTCTGCTTATTGGAGGCGTCTATAGCACCTAATGCGCTTATTCCTGCACTTATACCCTTAATTGCTAATGCACTACTGGATGCCGCCGCAGCTGTACCAGCGACCGCAGTAGTCCCCGTTAGGGTGCTACCAAGCGCCAGTAAGGTTGTTGGTTCACACATTTAATTTATCCTTACAAATTCATAGAACGGAAGCTTTTCCGCTCCGTATTTTTCGTGCTTGTTGATGAACGTGAAGCCCATCCAACGAAGCCACTTCATGTGGACAGTGTTTCGGGCATCGACACAGTTATAGAGGACAGCGTAATCCCCTGCTAAATAGTCGAGGGCTGCTTTGCTTTTTCTCAGGAAAGCTGTCTGATATTGATAGATGTCATCGGTAGCGCACATCCAGACAATTCCTGCATTTTCTAAAGGGGAAGGTACGACCCCGCAGAGACCCAAGCGGCCTCCATTCGGTGCGCGTAGGGTCAGTGTAGTCCCCCCAAGATCGAGGGATTGTAGCA